CAGGCAAGCAAAAGGCGAGTAGAAATACAAGATAAACGAAAAGAAAGACGAGCAGCCAGAAAAGGCATGGTAGGGAGACCAAAAAAGACTAATTAAGTTCATGCAGTGGACTTATGAAGGAACGATAATTGAAACAATACCTGATGAATACGAAGGGTTTGTGTATCTTATCACTAATCTAACTACTGGACAAAAATATATAGGCAAAAAATTAGCCAAATTTAAAACTACAAAACCACCTCTAAAAGGCAAAAAGAATAAGCGTAGAGGCTTCAAAGAAAGCGATTGGAAAGACTATTGGGGTTCCTCTGATAGACTTAATGCAGATGTCCAAGCACTAGGCCCAGAAAAATTTACCCGAGAAATACTTTATCTGTGTAAAAGCAGAGCTGAAATGTCATATATTGAGGCAAGAGAGCAGTTTGACCGTCGTGTTTTAGAATCAGATGACTACTATAACGGTATTATAAACGTCAGAGTTGGCGGGTCAGACAAGCTCAGAAAGGCACTTTTAGAACATTCTAAGGCAAATAAAACCATCAAATAAGCCTGCACCGGCGCAGTTATGGTGCCCTAAATCCCTTCTGATGTGAGAGGGTAAGGTCCTGATTGATGGCAGGAACTTCAGCAACTATCCTTAACAGGACGATGATCAGATATGCCTTCATACAACTGGTTTTGCTGTGGAAAAAGATTTTTTAAAGGCTAAAAGAGCGGGTAATTCCCGCAGGTTATACTACCAAGATAGCGTTTTGTAGTATAACTGCCGTTGTACGTAAGATACGAGGACGGATTGAGTAGGTACCGGATAACCGCCTACGCTAGGTTTGTACAATATACAAGAAAACATTAAACTTTCAAAGAAAATGTTAAAAATATTGTACAATGTACAGAAAATATTATCGTTTTGTAAAATATTTTGTACATTTTACAACCTTGTAGATCTAACGCTATTGTGAACTGTTGAACTCAGATAATGTTCAAAACCCTTCGAGCCCGGCAACGGGCTTATTGTGACTGTAGAATCTAGATAATGCTAAAACTGCTTCGCAGTTAATATTTCGTCTCACATAAAACATTTTAAAAGTTCACATCTTGCTAATTATTAGAGAAGAAAGAAATGCGTTTGAGCGAAGCGAAAAACGCAAGTGAGCGTAAGCTCACTTTTTCAAATAAATAACATCATATAGTTAGGATATACAATGCGTATTAATGAATTGCTCTCTGAAGAACGTTTAGATGAAAAGCCTATGGGTTTTCTAAGCAAGATGAAAGATAAAGCACTTGCTAAATTAGGAAGTGATCGTGCTAGTGGACGTTTAGAAGCTGGACAAGAAGCAAACGAATTAAAAAAATATTTTTTACAGTATCTAGGTAAGACTGGAAAAACTGCTGAACCTAACATAGTTCTTCAATGGCTTAAAGCGAGTGGATATCCTACAGGCGCAGCAGAATTAGCCATGCAAGAACCTACTGGTTCACAACGTGCCGGTAAAGCAGCGGGTAAATTGGCTAAAGGTGCGGCAAAAGTAGCAAAGAGCATGGCTAAAGGTGCAAAAGGCATTGCACAAACAGCAGCCGCTGGCGCTCGCGCTGGAATGGCTGCTCAAGAACCTGCACAAGGACCACAAGCAAGTGCGCAACAACCTGCGCAAAATATCACACAAGCACCTGCTAATGTGCAAAAACCTGCGCAACCGCAGCAACAAGAACTACCATTAAACGATCCTAACAACCCACAACAAGATTTATTTGATCCTAACAGCGGGCAACGTGCCAAAAAGCCGGTAGACCGTGTTAAAAAATCTCAAGAACAGCCTGTTAGCGCAAAAGGATCGCAAAACGGAATTAAAATTGCTGGAGCTGGCAAGCCTCGCATTAAAGCCAAGATGACTGCATCAACAGAATATGATGCTGAACCTATTCTAGAAACTTTAACTAGCAAACAGTTAGACAAAGTATTTTTAGCCGCTGTTCGTGATGGTAATGAACAAGACATGGGTGCTGCTGATACCAGTACTGGTCAAGCAACTAACGTTGCTCCTGGCGGCTTTGGAGGATTTGCTCAAGGAGCAAAGCAAGGTTATAGCGGTGACAATCAAGGCAGTGCTGCTGTCGCAACTGAGCCTGCAGGAGCTGAGCCTGCAGATTCTGATGGTGGCATTGCACCAGAACCTGAAAGAATTCCAACTGAAATCACTCAACAAATTAGAAAATTAAACACAAAAGAAAAGAAACAACTGCTTAGGATGCTGGGATGAAAATTAAAACCTTTTTAAATGAAGAAATTTTAACAGAACAGATCATTGCTGAGCGGTTTGTTAAAGAAATTGAACAATATGTTATAGAGGCAGAGTTAACTCCTGATCAAATTAATAACATTTTTGCCGCTGCTGAAAAAGGTCAAACTGATGCAGGCAGAAACAGAACATTGGCAGGCAAAGGCAAAGACGTTGCTGCCACAGGTGTTGATGCTGTAAAAGATGCTGCAAAATTTATTGATAACAAAATCAATGAACTTGGTAAACTTGTGCAAAGCGCAGGTCCTGTTAAAAATGCTGATGCAAAGTTTGATGAGTTAAAGGCAAAGTTTAGCAAGTCTGACGGAAAAGTAGTTGCTGCCGTTAAAGTAGTAAGCGACTGGGCAAAGGAAAATCCAACCAAAGCATCTATTGCTGTTGGTATTTTAACAACCGCTGGTGCAATGTTAGGCGGACCACTAGGAGGTGCTATCGCAGGCTTCCTTGCTAGAGCAACTAAAGACTTACTACAAGGTGAAAAACTTTCAACTGCGGCTGGTAAATCAATCAAAACAGGCGTATACGGCTTCTTGGCAGGTAAAGCATTCAACTTCCTAAGCGGTGAATTAAAAGATTGGTTCAGCGAAATGAAAGCCGATGACGCAAAAGCGGCAGGTGACGCATTAAAAAGTGTAACAGCAACCGACGCACTCGCTAAAGCCCAAGAACAATATGGCGATGCTGCTGAAGTTTATCAAAGAGCTTTTCCAAGCGGCGTTGTGAAACACGATATATCGGACGTTATTATGGTACAAGGTCAGTATGCGCATTACGATGTTGGCGAGCTTTACCTAACCAATGACCAATACGAAACATTTAGAAATCTAAGAGACAACATTGACGTTCCTGCGATCTTAGACGGCGGAGTTGATGCAGACGGTTTCCCATTACCAGGAAGCGCAAACCCAGAATACTTTGCAAAAATTGGTAAAGCATACGAGTATCTACAAAATATTGCAGACAATACAGACCAAGCAGAAATTGCTAGAGTCGCAAGTGCGGGCCAAGAAGCAATGGCTGCTATTAAAAATGCAGGTACAGATGCCATTAATAGTCCTGAAATCCAAGCACAACTTGCTAAGATATCTGGTGACGCAGCCTCAGATGTTGCTATAATGAATTCTATCGCAGATACCGCAGCAGCCGCAGGACAAGGTGCTGTTGCTGGCAAAATGTCTGCAAACGATGATAAACAAAAATCGCAAGAAAGTGTGTTACCTAAAGGTAAAAAACTTTCCGAAGGACAAATTTACTTACTTTTCAATAAGTTAACAGCAGTAAATAACCAATGGTTAGCAGAAGGTATTATATTTGAATCAGTTTTTGACGCAGTACGTAGACAGCAACTTGATGAAGGCCCAATGGATGCTCTTAAGAAAGCAGGTGCGGCGGTAAAAGGTGCAGCGGGCGCACTTGCTTCTAAGGGCACGGAAAAATTAAGAACTGCTGGTAAGAATCTAACAACCAAAGTAACTACTGACAAGTTACAAAGTGCATGGAAGAAAGCAGGCTCTCCAACAGATTCAAATGCTGTTGCTGCTATTTTAGCACAAGCAGGTGTTAACGCAGAAGTTGTTAACACTGTTTATAAAGACATGGGTATTGAAGCACCTAAAACTTCAGACCAAGGAGCAACTGATGACACAACCGCAACAACATCAGCAGATGCAACAACAGATAACACAGAAAAAGAAACTCCAGCAGATGCAACAGGAGCTACCTCCAATGCAACAGATGGAGATAGCGAGCAAGATAGTACAACATCAAAAGAACAAGTCGACTTAAAAGCTCTTGCGGCTTTAATCAAACAACTAGGTGTGGAAAAACAAGTTAAGCAACTGTTGCAGGTTGCCTAAAAGAAAGGTAAGTTTGTTTTCTTAGTAGTTTCTAAGTTTTCTTTAATAATTTCGTTAATAATTTGGCGCTCTTCAAAACTTAGATGCATACCTTCACTGTAAGAAAGACCTCTCATATACCAACACATTTTAAAAACGTCTTTCTTTAATGCTCGAGCCTCTTTATCTAGGCGATCGGTTTCCTGTAAGATCTCCGGCAACGAGCGTGTTAAGATCTTACTGCGAAAAAATTTGCTTGATCCATAGTTACTCGGATGTCAAATTTATTATTACATTCGGAACACTCTACTTCTTGAGCGTCAAAATCAAATGAGGTTTTGAGTTCAATAATTCTATCATTGATAGCTTGGAAAACATCTTTAGGTGCATTGTTAACAAATTCTTTAATAAATTCTGGATCAGTAACAGTGTCTTCGGGAGTAATAACATGCGTAATACAACCAGTAACAATATCAACAGTTAGCTCTGTTAATTTAACAAAACTAGCACCAAAGCGTTCTAATTTTTCTTCATCGCTCATTTTTTCGTCGTTAACAACACGGAATATTTTTTCTTGCTCGATAGTTTTGATAGCAGTCTTAGTAAGTTCTTTGTACGAGTATGGACGGATACGTACAGTTAAATCACCGACAATAATTTCAGGGTTATAATTTATAGAAGAAATATTACTTAGATATTTTGTTAATTGTATTGTATAATCATTTTCGTGACCGCAAGATGGACAATTAGCAGACACATCCATGTCTTCACCATATGTTGCAATTCTAATAGCAATTAAGCAAGCATCGACATCTAGACTAGGCATTGACCAAGGATCTACAATTGAAGGAATGCAACTCTTAATAACTTCAACTGTTGACTGTCCACTTGCAAGAGCATCTGGAGTTTTATACATTAACTCGTCTTTTGCAGTCATAGCATAAACAGGATATTTTCCGTCTGTACTTTTGTCTAATGCACCGTCAGGATAAAATTCACCTTTGCTCGGTAACTCTAAATAAATCTTCGGTTGTCTAAAATAACCTGATAACGGGTTATCTTTTTTAGTCTGTTGAGGTATAGTTTGGTTTATGTCCATTTTTTTCTCCGATAAATAAACTAATAAAGCTATCAGTATACTATTTATATACGTACTTTTCTGGGATTTTTAAATTATGGCAAACGTTACCGGTCAAATTGGGAGTGAACCAGTTGTTCTTAATAATGCAGCAACTGAAGCAACCCTACGACAACTAGTTTCAGCTGTTGGACTGTTAGCGTCTAAAACTAAAACAAGTATAAAATCTCAGGCAGATTTTGAAAAAGAACTTAATCGTTTTGTTGGTAAAGTTAAACAAGCAGGCCAAGCAGGCAAGCAGTTTGGCGACGGCACTCTAAGAGCATATCTAAAACAAAAACAACTTACACAAGCAGTTGAAGAAACAACGGTTGCAATGGAAGGGCAATCTGCTGGAAGTATTATTGCAACTCATGCAATTCACAAACTAGCGGGCGCATTTACTGCAACAGTTCAAAAAATTTCCTCAGTAGCCACTGGTCTATCCAACATGGGAGACAGCATTACAAGTGCGACTGGCATGTTTGGGCAAATTCCAGTTGTAGGAAGTACAATTTCTGCTGTATTCGATCCTATTGCAGATGCGGTAGACAGTGTTTATAAATCTTTTAAAACTGCTGCATCAGTAGGTGCTACATTTGACGGTGATATTCATAAGATGATTAAATCTGCCAGTGATGCAGGTTTAACTATCGATGAATATTCATCAATTATAGCACAAAATGGTGAAGCATTAATGCTACTAGGCGGAAGCACTACCGAAGGTGCCAAACAACTTGCTGAAATGGGTAAGATTATTCGAACTACTGGAATTAATAACGAGCTTGCTAGAATGGGATATTCTACAGCTGATATTAATAAAGGTCTATTGCGCCATACAAAACTGTTAGCACGCTCTGGTAATATACAAAACATGCAGACACATGAAATTAACATGTCGACAGTGAAATATTTGAGAAACTTAGATGCAGTTTCAAAATTAACTGGCCAACAAAAAGAAGCGGTGCAAGCACAAATGGATGCATTAATGGCTGATTCTCAATATCGTATGATGATGTCTAAAATGGATCCTGATAGTTTATTAGAATTAGACAAAGCTATGTCGCAACTACCTGCCGAGCTCAGAACAGGTGTTAAAGAAATTATAGCAACAGGAACTGCAACAAGTAAAGAAGCAGAAGCAATTTACTATATGCTCCCTCAACTAGCAGAATATGCTGTAAAAACGCATCAGCAAATTGAACAAACCGGAACTATGGCTGTAGGGACGGCGAATGCATTGCATGATGTTGCTCAAAAAGAAGCTAAAGCACTTTCTAAAACACCATTAGGCGATACATTTGCAAAATTCGGTGATAGCATACAACAAAAAATGATGGTTGGTGCGTACAACCTTGAAGCAAGACAAAAAACAGCAGCTGAAGTCGAAGAAGCCGCAATCGAAGAAAGAAGAATTGCTGCTGAAAATGCAGCGAAAGGCATTGGACTTGATCCAGGATTAATGGTAAATTTTGAACAAGGTATTGCCCAACTTTCAAATACTATGAAACAAGGTTTAGCTACAGCAGAATCTTTGAAAGTATTAAAAGATGCGTTTGAGTCAGTTGCACCAACTGTTGTAGATACACTAATACCGGTCATGCAATGGGCAGCCTCGAATATGGACAAACTAGTTGCAGCAGCCGCCGCAGCCGCATTAGCACTTAACGCACTAGCAGCAAAATCATTTTGGGAGCAAATAAAAACCGCAAGAGCTGGAAGAGCAGGCGGTCCAACAGCCGCAGGCGGCCCTGGGGCAGCCGGACCAAAAGGCGGAGCAGCCGGACCAAAAGGCGGAGCACCTGCAACGGCAACACCAAAAGCTGGACCTAAAATAAATCCTATTAAAGGATTAAAAGCAGCTTCTATTGGTGGTATAACATCCATAGTTGCTGACCAGGCAGCAGATGCAGTAGGTAGAGACACTACAGCAGGTAAAGCATTATCAGTTATAGGAACTACTACTGAGTATGCATCTTACGGTGCAATGATTGGAAGCATTATACCAGGAGTTGGTACAACAATTGGTGGCGGCGTTGGCGCCACAGCTGGTTTTGCGAAAGGCATGTGGGACGAATACTTCAGTGGTGTTCAAGAACAAACTGAAGCAGATTTACAAAAAGTAATTCAAGAAGAAACAGCTCGAATAGAGAGAAGTAAAACAGAAGATGAATATTGGGGTTCAGAAGAAGAAGGACGCAAAGAATCTGAAGCAAAGATTGCTGAAGCAAAATCAAAATTAGCATTATTAAGACAACGAAAAGAGATGGACGCCCTTGTTCGTGAAGCAGAACAAGAACAAAAACGAAGTCCAATACCCCAACCTGAAGTCCAAGCGTCCCCAGTACCAAAAGAAACAACTTCTGCTTCTACACAACAAAAATCGTTAGAAGATGCAGCCGCAGCAAAACAAAAAGCAGCAGAAGATGCAGCACGAAAAGCAAAAGAAGCAGAAGATTTATATAACCAAAATAGATCAACAGATGGTGCTGAAGGAGCATCACTTCAAAAAGATAGTGCCCGCAATTTAGCGGAGATAAGTACAGATATAAAACAAGTTGCTCACTTATTACGACAACAAAACGAATTATCAAAACGTCAGTTGAGTGTACAAGAAGGAATGTTGGGCGATCTATTTGCTTAATTATAATGGAAAAATAAATGAGTTGGAAAAAGTACTTTACAACAGTAGATGCAAATAATAAATCAGGATCTATAAGTCCAATAAGCGGTGGTGGCCGACCAGGCCCAGCAAGAGCAAATTACTCATCTTACTTGCCAGACGTGTACGCCGGAGCACCTAACCGTGTTGAGCGTTACATGCAATACGATACAATGGATATGGATTCGGAAGTGAACGCAGCGTTAGATATTCTTGCTGAGTTCTGTACCGAAAAAGATAAAGAAAATGCAACTCCGTTTCGTTTCTTTTTCCGTAAATCTCCAACAAATACAGAAACTAAGTTATTAAAAGAAGCACTTCAAAAGTGGGTTAAACAACAGCAATTTGAAAATAGAATTTTTAGAGTTGTACGTAATACATTCAAGTATGGCGACTGTTTCTTTCTAAGAGATCCTGAAACTAAGAAACTACTTTATATTGATCCTGCAAAAGTTTCAAAAATTATTGTTAATGAAAGTGAAGGTAAAGTACCTGAACAATATGTAGTTAAAGATATTAACTTTAATTTTGTTAATCTAGTCGCTACAACTCCACACGGAACTACTAATACTGCTCCTAGCGGAACAAGTAGTTATACTAGCGGCGGCGGCTTTGGCAGAGGGTTTGTTGGCGATGCAGCACGCCCTGCAGGAACACGGTTCCAACAAGAACAAAATGAAGTAACAATAGATGCAAAACACATATTGCATATTTCATTAAGTGAAGGTTTGGATAACAATTATCCGTTTGGTAATTCGCTATTAGAAAGTGTATTCAAAGTATACAAACAAAAAGAATTATTAGAAGATGCAATCATTATCTATCGTATTCAACGTGCTCCGGAAAGACGTATTTTCTATGTAGACGTAGGTAATATGCCAGCACACATGGCTATGGGTTTTGTTGAAAAAGTAAAAAATGAAATTCAACAAAGACGTATTCCTAGTGCTACTGGCGGTGGCACTAGTGTTATAGATGCTAGTTATAATCCACTTTCAACTAATGAAGATTACTTCTTTCCACAAACCGCAGAAGGGCGTGGATCAAAAGTTGAAACATTACCGGGCGGTACTAACTTAGGTGAAATTACAGACTTACGTTACTTTACAAACAAATTATTCCGTGCTTTGCGCATTCCTAGTTCTTATTTGCCAACTGCAATCGATGAAGCGCCTAACATGGTATCTGACGGAAAAGTTGGTACGGCATATATTCAAGAATTGCGTTTTAACAAGTATTGTGAAAGATTGCAAAGCAATATTGTAAAATCGTTTGATACTGAATTCAAGTTGTGGATGCAAAACAATGGATATAACATTGATACGAGTTTATACGAATTAAAATTTAATCCTCCACAAAACTTTGCAGCATATCGTCAAGCAGAACTTGATACAACTCGTGTTGCACTATTTGCACAAGTTATGCAAATTCCACATTTGTCTAAGCGTTTTGCAATGCAACGTTTCTTAGGCATGACACCAGAAGAAATCAAAGAAAACGAACGCTTGTGGTTAGAAGAAAATGGTGCAAACTTACAACCTCCTGCAGATGCGGCAGGAGAATTAAGAGGAGTAGGCATAACTCCAGAAGGAATGTCAGCTGACATGAAAGATCAAACCGCAGAAGCTCCGCAAGATATGGCCCCACCAGAAGGAAGCGATACCGAAGCAGCAGCACCTGAAACCCCTCCAGCAGAATAAATACAAATATGCTTCTTAGAGAATTTATATATTTCAACGATTCTATCAACGATTTTTCAAATGATCGCAGGTATGACAGTGAGCGAGATTCTTCTGTTGTCGAAAAGTCTGACAAAAGAAAGATTCGTCTAACTTTGCGCCAAATTAATCAATTAAGATTACAAGCCGAAGCTCACGAGTCTGAAAGAGAATCGGAACTGGGCTTCATAAGACAGATGTATGGTATCCCGGTTGGACAAGAAGAAGCATAACGATCCCGCATTTGTTTTAGGAAACGGTAATAGTAGACTTCATGTAAATCCTCAAGAGCTACTTAACCGTGGAATGGTTTACGGGTGTAATGCACAATATCGAGAATTTGCTCCCCATCATTTAGTTTGCGTTGATGTTAAAATGATCAACGAAGTTATAGCCAGCGGGTATCATAAAAAACATTCAGTTTGGACTAATCCAAATAAAGGAGTTAGTTCCAAGGCACATATTAACTTTTTTTCGCCTCACAAAGGGTGGAGCAGCGGCCCGACAGCATTACATTTTGCAGCATCAAACGGGCATAAAGAAATTTTTATACATGGTTTTGACTTTCAAGGCACGAAAGGCAAGTTCAACAATGTGTATGCAGACACATTTAACTATAAAAAATCTACAGATTCTGCTACTTTTTTTGGTAATTGGTTGAGTCAAACGCATAAAACTATTAAAGATTTTAGGAATACTAAGTTTTATCGTGTTATCGAACCAGGTGCATTCATACCAGATAAACTTGGTCCAGAATTACAAAATCTCAAGCATATTACATATGCAGAATTTGAAGATCGCTTTAAAGGATGTACTTATCCGGCAAAATGATTCAAAAAAGTACCATTTAACGGACTTTTTGTAACAATTATGTAAATAATACACAGCCTTATCAATAGGAGAATATATTATGGCAGACAAAGAAATTTTAGAACAGATGCTAGAGCATCTTGTTAACGAGAACCAAGAAAAAGCAGAAGAGCTTTTTCACGATTATGTAGTTGCTAAATCACGTGAAATCTACGAGTCTTTAATTGAAGAAGAAATGGAAGAAGACGAAGAAGTTGAAGAAGCAACTGATGAAGAAGTCGACGAAGCATCAGATGACGAAGAAGTTTCAGAATCAGTAGATGACGAAGAAGTTGACGAAGAATTTGAAGACCTAGCTATTGAAGCAGACGATGAAATGGATGCTGATATGGGTGGCGATGCAACTGACGACCTAGAAGCAGAACTAGGCGGCGAAGAAGATGAAGAAGGCGACAAGTCTGAAGAAGAACTATTCCAAGACTTAGATGCTATCGTAGACGAACTACAGGCTAAATTCGACGAACTAAAAGGTCACGAAGAAGAAGAAGGTGAGCTTGACGGTGAAGAAGAAAGCGAAGAAGAAGTTGAAGATTCTTTCGACGCTGAACTAGCAACAGTACGTGAGTATGTTGAAAAAGTTGCTGGCGGACACGGTGCTGAAACTAAAGGTGCTGCTGAAGCTGCTGATAACAAAAAGTCAGTTGTTGATAACATGAAGAACGATATGGGCGGTACTACTGCTAACATCGCAAAAGGCGGTGAGGCATCAGAAAAGAATGATGGCGGACTAGCAGATATTAACGCTAAAGAAGACAATGCTGGTAATGTTAACACTCCAGGTAGCAAGAACGCTACTAAAATGAACAATGAGCCAGGGCATGGCGCAGAGAAGAAAGGTTCAGCAGAGAGTGCAGACAACAAGCAATCACTTTTCCGTGGCCGTAGATAAAAGAGAGGAAATATAGGTGTATACTACTCTAACAGAACATCTGAGTTTTGACCAGGCTAAGATTACGCTTGAGGAAGGAGAAGACAAGAACGGTAAGTCAATGTTCTTGAACGGTATTTGCATCCAAGGAGATATCCGCAATGCAAATCAACGTGTTTATTCTTCTAAAGAAATTGATAGGGCTGTCAAGACACTCAACGAACAGATCTCTGGCGGATACTCTGTGTTAGGGGAAGTTGATCACCCAGAAGATTTACGTATCAACTTGGACCGCGTCAGTCACATGATTACTAAAATGTGGATGGACGGTCCAAACGGCTACGGAAAACTTAAAATCCTACCAACACCGATGGGCCAGCTAGTAGAAACTATGTTGAAAAGCGGTGTTAAATTAGGCGTAAGTTCAAGAGGTTCAGGCGAAGTAGACGAAAGCGGTAATGTTCAAGGATTTGAAATTATTACCGTAGACGTTGTTGCTCAACCATCAGCTCCAGGTGCTTACCCTACCCCAGTTTATGAACACCTTATGAATAATAAAGGTGGATATCAGGCTTATAAATTAGCACAAGAAGTAAAAGGCGATCCACAGGCACAACGATACATAGCAGAAAGTCTTAAGAAAATTATTTCAGGACTTAACTAAAAGGAGAATCACATGCTAGATTTAGTAAAACAATTGTTTGAAACTAATGTGATTTCCGAAGAAACCATGTCGGAAATTAACACCGCTTGGGAAACTAAAATCAACGAAGCAAAAGAAGAAGTTACTACTCAGCTTCGTGAAGAATATGCTCAAAAATATGAGCACGATAAGGCTGCAATGGTCGAGGCTGTGGAGTCAATGTTAGCAGATCGCATTCAGGCAGAACTAACAGAATTTGCAGAAGATCGTCAGGGCCTAATTGAAATGAAAGCAAAGTATGCACTTAAGATGAAAGAAGATGCAAAAGCTCTAGAAGCATTTGTTCTTAACAATCTTAAGAGTGAACTAGGCGAACTTCATGAAGATCGTAAAACAGTAGCAAATAACGTTGCTAAGTTGGAATCTTTTATTGTGGATTCATTAGCGAAAGAAATCGCAGAATTCCATGCAGATAAGAAAGATCTTGCAGAAACTAAAGTTAAATTAGTTCGTGAAAGCAAGGCAAAATTTGAAGCAATCAAGAAAGATTTCATTGAAAAATCTGCTGTTGCTATCCAAGAAACAGTCGCAAAAGGACTACGTTCTGAAATGGCACAACTAAAAGAAGACATCGATGCTGCACGCAAAAATGACTTCGGACGCAGAATTTTTGAAAGTTTTGCAAGTGAATATGCAACAAGCCACCTTAACGAGAAGAGTGAAACTGCTAAACTAATGAAAGTTGTTAAGCAGAAAGAACTTGAACTTGAAGAGGCAGCAAAAATTGTTGCAGAAGCAAAAGAATTGGTTAAAAACCGCGAAACAGAAATCAAAGTTATTAAAGAGTCTGCACAACGTAAAGACGTTATGACAGAATTACTTGGTACTTTGGCTGGTGACAAACGTGAAGTAATGAGCGATTTGTTAGAATCTGTTCAGACTGAAAAATTGCACGCTGCATTCGACAAATACTTACCTGCTGTAATGGAAGGTAGTAGACCAGCGAAGAAGGCGTTGACAGAGGCAAAAGAAGTAACAGGCGATAAAGCACAGGCACAACAAAACAGCACAGTAGAAAAAGGTGCTGAAATTTTTGACATCCGCAGACTTGCGGGACTAAAAGTTTAAGGAGATAACAAATGTCACAACTACTTGAAAGTCGCTGGTCAGAAACCAAAGACGCTCTATTAGAGGGTCTTCAGGGTAACAAGCGTTCAGTAATGGACACTACTCTAGAAAATACCCGTAAGTATTTGTCAGAGAGTGCTACAGCTGGTGCTACTTCTGCCGGTAACGTTGCAACTTTAAATCGTGTAATTCTACCAGTAATTAGACGTGTAATGCCAACCGTTATTGCTAACGAGTTGGTAGGCGTACAGCCAATGACTGGTCCAGTGGGTCAAATCCACACTCTACGTGTTCGCTATGCAGATTCGTTCAAC